GAGTGGCACATTACGGAAAATTGCAGCGAATTGATTCGGGTGCTGCCGACTTTGATTCGGGATCCAGCGCGCATTGAAGATGTGGAGAAGATGGATGGGGATGATGCGGCGGATGCGGCGCGTTATGGATTGAAGTCGCGCTATGCGGCGCGACGGGCGGGGATGGTGCGGGCTCCGATGGAGCAGCGGATTGCGGAGAGGGTTACGGCGGAAGATCCGACCATCCGGGCGATGCAGGCGCGGAAGGCGAATCTGGATGTGAGGCCGACGCTTCCGGTTTCATTTGGGCGGCGGCGGCATTGATTCGGTGGAGAGGGACGCGATGAGTTTGCGGGGATGGTGGGAGCGGGTGACGAGTTCGAAGTACACGCGAGGGTTGGAATCGGAGATTGCGCGTTTGCGCGGCGAGAATCGGGCGCTGCTGAATTCGATCTTGGGGATTGCGGGTGTGCCGCCGGTGATGGTGACGACGGCTGAGTTGCCGGCTGCTGCGGTGAACGCGAAAGCTCCGGCGCGGGCCACGCGACCGCTGACTGGCAAGAGTGTTGGCCCGGGGGCTGGACAGAGTGCGGGGCCGGTGATGCGACGAAGATCTTGGCAGCAGATTTACCGGATGCTGGAAATGGATTCGGCGCGGAAAAAGGAAGCGGGCGAGACGGTTTAAGGGGAGGCGAGATGCCGTTTATTGGCGGGCGATATTACGCGAATCCGGTGGCGGGAAGGGCGATCGAAGCGGCGCGGGAGGCGGAGGCGGCTTTGGCGGCGCTGAAGCATAAATCCGGGCGCGGCGCGAATGCGGATGCTAGCGATGATGCTGGCGATTTAAATGAGCCGGGCGTGCGCGGTTCGGATGCCGAGGCGATAAAGACGCCGGTGCATCGGGTGGAAATTGAGGCGGCGGAATTGGTGCCTCCGCATAGTGGGCGCGCGCAGCGGGGATTTGTGGCGCGGGTGCATCGCGAGGCGATTCCGTCGACGAGTGGCGGGGAATCTTCGTGGCAGGCGCCGGCGGCGGGACAATTGCCGGCTCGCGGATATGCGCCGAAGCCGGAGACTCATGTGTTTGCGGGGCATGGAGATTTGATCGATTTTCTGAAGAGTGAATTGCGGGGTGCGGGGAAGGATTAGAGGCAGTGGCTGGTGGCAAGTGACGAGTGGCTCGTGGCCGAGTAGTGGTCTAAGATGTGGGCAGCGATGAGATTTCGCTGAGGCTCGAGATGGGACGATCGCTGTGGGATACGGCGAGCGGAAGAGACCGGAGATGGGGTAAGCGCGGGGGCGGGTATCCGGCGGCGCCGGGATACGCGCGCGTGGTGATTATTTTGCTGGCGGTAGCGCTGGTAGGGACTCTGGCGTGGCAGGGGATTCAGGCGTTGCTGCATCCGGCGCCGAAATATCCGACGGTTACGGTGCCGGGCAGCGAGAATTACACCGCGCGAGGCGGGACGGCCGGTGGAGCAGCGACTCCGGCATGGCAGACGGACGTAGCGGATGCTTTGCAGGGGGCGACTGCGGAGGGAACGGCGGGAAACGTGACTGCGGCGGAAGTGCAGGTGGATCGCGCAGCGTCGATCGTGACATCCGCAAGGATGCAAGGGCAAAAGGCGGGAGCGGATTTTTACACGAAGAGTCTGGGCGGCCTGGACAAGGCACTGGCGACCGCGCCGGAAAATACGCGAATGGCTGAGCATGTGACGCTGGCGAGGATGGAGCTGGCGAATTTGCGGTCGGCGGATGATGGCAAAGGCGCGAATGCAGCGGGCGGAGATGACGCGCCGGATCTGACCTCGTATCCGGGGGCGAGCGCGACGCCGATTTCGAATGTGGGTCCGGACGCGGAAGCGCGGCACGCGAAGAGTATTCCAGGCCAGGTGGTGATGGCTTCGCCGCTGGCGGTGAGTGCGGATGCGATGCTGGATCCGGGGACGGCGGGCGGAAGTTATCTGGATGCGACGCTGATGCCGGAGACGTCGGAGGTTTTGCTGCCTCCGGCGACACGGAAGCTGGCGGATGGAGTGCGGGTGGAAGGATTGACGATCGAGGGCGCGACACAGACGCTGGATGGAGTGCGCTGGCGGAATGTGACTTTTGTTGGAGCGCGACTGCGGTATGAAGGCGGCGAGATTTCACTGCAGAATGTGAAATTCGTGCGCTGCAGATTTGGGTTTACTACGGATGAGCGCGGGGCGAAATTGGCTGATGCGATTGCGCTGGGTAAGACGTCGTTCGAGATTCAGTAGGACGCGCGAGTCGCGCGAGTGGATTTAGCGTGGCTGGTTGTTCTTCCTGCAAATCTGAAGTTTTCTGATTCCCTAAAAAAGCGAGATACGAATGCCAATCGAGAAAGCTGCGGTTGCGGCAAATTCTGCGTTTGTGCCGGTTGAAGGTCCGTCGCCCTCGGCGATGCAGGCTGCGGCCGGATTTGGAGCAGGACTGGCGACTGCGGCGCGGAATCCCTACGGCGCGAATAACGAGCAGCTTCCGCAGCGATTAGAGGCGGCGCTGCGGCGTCTGGTGCACCAGTATTCGTTCGAATCGGAATCGACGCGACGGGCGGAAATTCGCAGGATCAAGCAGGCGCATCAGTTCTGGCGCGGATTGCAGTACGTGTGGTGGAACGAGAAGGACCAGAACTGGCATTTGCCTTTCGAGCAGAAGCTGGCGGATGGGAGTTCGATCGAGGATTTGCCGCGCTACGAATTCGTGACGAACATTTACCAGGCGTTTGGATTGTCGTTGGTTTCGGTGCTGTCGCAGGACGTGCCGCGGGTGAGATTTTTCCCGACTTCGGCGCAGGCGGAAGAGGATGTGGCGGCGGCGAAGGCGGCGACGGAAGTGGCGCAGCTGGTGGAGCGGAATAATCGAGTGGGGAATTTGATTGTGGACGAGGCGTTCAGTCTTTGGACGGATGGGAAAGTCGGGGCGTACGTGAGATTTGTGGTGGATGGGCAGAGGTTTGGGTTTCATCCGGAGACGGAGATTGCGGCGCGGGAAGTGAAGGTGGGCGAGGATTGCTACGTTTGCCCGGAGTGTGGGAAGGAGAATTCAAAAGCGGGTTCGGAGGCGGAGTCTGACGGCTCGGAACGCACCCTTGCAAACGGCGCAAGAGTGCGGCACCCGGAAAGTCTCAACAGCGAAAACCAAACGCCGGAGCGGAGTTGTGATTTTTGCGGGGCTTTGCTGACGGAAGAAGATTTTGTGGCGGCGGAGACGGTTACGGTGCCGGCGGCGGAGACGCGGATGCGGGCGCCGAACGGGCAGGAAGTGATCACCATGGTGGGCGGATTGGAATTGAAGACACCGCCGTGGGCGAATGAGATGCATGAGTATCCGTATTTGCAGTGGAACATGGAAGTGCATCAGGCGCGTTTGCGCGCGGCGTACCCGCATGCGGCGGACAAGATTGGATCGCCGGTGGGGACGGGGGGGCAGGAGTACGAGCGCCTGGCGCGACTTTCACAATCGCAGGGTGGGCCGCTGACTGAGGGCGGCGACATCAACATCAATTTGATTACGTTCCAGCGGACGTGGCTGCGGCCGTGGGCATTTTTCGCGTTGGAAGACAAGGCGATGCGCGACGAGCTGCTGGAATTATTTCCGGATGGGGCGCACGTGGCGTTTGCGGGGGATACGTACTGCGAATCGCGAAATGAAAACATGGACGATCACTGGCGGGTGTTGCACGCGCTGCCGGGGGATGGATCGAGCGGGCGTCCGGCGCTGGGAGATTCGCTGGTGAGCGTGCAGGAGCGATTTAATTCGCTTTCGAATTTGCAGATGGAAACATTCGAGTATGGAATTCCGCCGATTTACGCGGACAGCGAAGTCCTGGATTTTGACGCGCTGCAGAGCCAGACGTCCGAGCCGGGAGTGCATTATCCGGCGCGGGCGAAGCCGGGGCAGTCACTTGCGGCGGGATTTTTCCAGCCGGAGCCGGCGGAGGTGCCTCCAGATCTGGCGGAACACGCGGCGAATCTGATGGGGCCGGTGTCGCAATTTTTGACTGGGGCGTTCCCGGCGCTTTTTGGTGGGGCGATGGCGGGGAACGATACGGCGTCGGGTTATTCGATGGCGCGCGACCAGGCCATGGGACGGATTGGGCTGGTGTGGCGGCGCATGAAATTCTTTCATGCGGACATCATGCTGCTGGCGGTGGATTGTTTCCGGCGGAACCGGCCGCACGACGTCGAGGTGACTTTGCTGGGGGCAGGTGCGGCGTTCGAATCAAAATGGATTCGGCTGGCAGATCTGAAGGGAAATTTATTTAGTTATCCGGAGACGGATGAGCAGTATCCGACTTTGTGGTCGCAGCAACGGGCGGTTTTGCTGCAGCTTTTGGGGAGTCCTGATCCGCAGATGCAGGCAGTTTTGGCGCATCCGGAGAATACGGCTTTGATCAAGAGGTTGATCGGGCTGGAGGAATTTGTGATTCCGGATGAGGAATCGCGGACGAAGCAGTACCGGGAGATCGCGCAGTTGGTCGCGGAGCAGCCGTTGGTGCACCGGC